GAAAAGTGCGTTCTCCTGCGCCAAGTCACCGAGAAAATCTCGCCAACCGGGACGATTGCGCGCGGTCGAGGTGATTTCGCGACGGAAGGCCTCAGTTTTTTCGGCCGCACCGTCGATGTCCTCGGGCAAAGACGAGTTGGTGATGTATTTTGTGGCCTCGACCGCCTGCACGAAGCGTGGCGCGACCTTTTCGACGAGCATCGCCAAAACTTTCGTGGAAAAGTTTGCTTTCCAAGACAAGCCTTCGTTCTCCAACGCGTCTGTGCGATGGGGCTTCTCCGAATTCACCTTGGCTTGGATTCTTGCATTTTTTATGTTACGCTCTCGCGAGGCCGCGAGAAGGGTCATAATGATGTTCTTCGCTTGAATCGCGTCCCGAATCGCCCGGTTGCCGGGTTTCAAGCTCTTGCTCAAGTCGGGCGGGGAGACGGCGCCCTTAAAATCTCCCGGGGGCGTGCTGCCGTAGGCGGGTTCAGGCGTTGTCGGGGTGAGAGGCATGAGATTTTTCTTTATACTGGCGGGCTTTTTCCATCCACTCGGTATCGTCAACGGCGGACAGTCGGATGTTGCAGCGGCAGCACACAACCCCACGAACTTTTCCCGTGGCATGGTCGTGGTCCACGTAATTTCGCTTGAGTGGGGCTCCACATAAAGCGCATTTTCCGTCCTGTGCCGCGACCATGCGGTTCAGGTCATCGAGAGTAATGCCGTAGTTTCGTCTCAGGTCGGGCCGGTGCGCGATATAGTGCCGCAACTGTTTCGCGCGCTCCTTGTCCGGATTCTTCTTTCGCCAGCGGGTGAGGTAACCCCGCATGTATTCCCGCTTCTGCTCTTTGGTTGCGTAAGGCATCGTCCCCTATTAAGTGCAGGTTTTCAGACGGATGTCAAGGGCCACTTATGAAGTGGGCAAGCCTCGGTGCTCAGCTTCGCCTTGGCTTTTACGAAGCAGCCGCATTCGTCGCACTGCCCGGTCTTCGGCAGGAACGCCGGGCACCGCTGGCAAATACTAATCCGCTGGGCCGTTAGTTTTTCGCCCACGAACACCTTGGACCCCGACGCGACCGCAACTACCACGCGCTTAAGGGCTTTTACCGCGTTTTTCGCTTTCGACATGAGGAGCACCCCGGGTTTGATTGTGGTATAACTCGTTTCGGCCTAGCCGCTTGCGTGCGGCAGTAGCCGGGGAAGTTCTTGCACAGCTGTGCGTTGACCTCCTCGGCCGGGTCGCCAACGGCTAACCTGTTGATAACACGGTAGTTCACTACGCGCGCGATGAGCTGGGCCTTGGACGCACCCCTGTGCTTAACCTCCTGGGCATCAACGAATACCCAGCCGCCGGGCGGGTGCAGTCCCGGGTTGAATTTCGCGCTCATAATTCGAGGTCGTCCACCGCGGTGTCGAGGTCTTCGAACCGGTTTATCCGGTCGCAGCCGATGTCCCGCTCGTGCGGGTTCCATTCGTCGGACTGGGTCTCAACCGGCTCCACGTCCGTGTCGCCGGCCATGCTCGGGGTGAACCCGAAGCCCTTGCGACAGGCCTGGAGGAAAAGCGTGAAGGCGTCCGCGTTGTCCGGGGACTTGCCGGCGTGCCGGGACTTGTATTCCTTCTTGGATTCGACATGCGATTTCTTGCCCACCATCCGGAACAGCCGGTCCGTCAGCTCGGGATACAGCTCGCCGGAGTCCAGCTCGAACGCGACGAACAGGTATTTGAACTCCAGCCACCGGCGCAGCGCGAACCACAATTCCGAGTTGACACGGTCGTAGAGTTCCTTGGCGGTGTCCTCGTCTTCGAGGAACACCCGCACGTCCGAGGCGCCCTCGTAGAAGTTCACGCCGATGACCTGGGGCGACCAGCGCGCGCGCATATAGTCATAGACGCCCTGGCCGTTGCCGGTCCGGTCCACCGCGAGATGCTCCGGCCGAATCTTCAGTGCGCGACACAGCCGCATGATTTCATCGCCGACCGCGAAGGTGTCCCCGTTGGCGATGGGGAAAATCTTTTCGGCCAGGGCGAGATACTTCGGCGCCTTGTGTCCGTTGCGGTCCGTGAACCAAATCGTTTCGCCTTCGGGGTGCTTCAGGCTCGGCCCCAGCTTCACGCCGGCGGCGCGACCGAAAAGACCCTTGCACAGCCGGCATGCGTCACCGCCTTCGAGCGCGAGGTCGGCCCCCGCGACCGGCGTCGGCGTGTCATACCAGATGACGCTGCACTTCAGGTTGAGCGTGAGCCCGGTCGGGATGACCGCGAGCGCCACACCGATGGGCGGGTAGCAGCCGCGCACCATCGTCCAGTAGCCGGGCGAGTCCAGCCCGCCGGCATTCGCCACGATTTGCAGCATGCCCTCGTAGGTCTGCATGCCCGGGAAAACCTCGCGCTTCTCCTTAATGTTCTCCGACTGCATCGCGTCCAGTCGCACCACGAACCAGCCGCGCGTGGACAGCCACTCGAAGTGCAGCTCGGGGTCGAACGAGCCCCAGCCGAAGGTCGGCTCGGTGCGAATGCCCACGTCGTTGTTCCGGTCGTCGGGGTTGAACGCGCCATAGACCTTCAGCCCGCCGCGCTTCGACGTGTTCGAAAGCAGGTTGTCGATATCGTGCCAGAGTCCCTTGGGCAGGTTGCTGATTTCGTCCACGAACACGAACAGCCGCGACGTCTCGCCGAACTCGGGGTGGGATTCCTTGCGCCGGAAGCGGGCGACACCTTGCAACCGGCCGGCGGCTTTCTTGCCCTGGGGAATCACCACGCCGCTGATGGACCCGCGCCGCTTGCGAAGGTCGAGTCCGATGAACAGCTTGCCGATTTCGCCCGGGAGCGGGATGGCGGATTCCCGGTGCAGCGTGACTAGGTGCGAAAAAAGGTTGGCCTCAAGATGGTCCTCGCTCGGGCCGAGGACGCGGACCGAAGTGTATTCGGGGTCGCGCAGCCACTCCAGGAAAAACCGAATCGCCATGCTGAACGATTTCGATTGCTTGCCGGCGCCCATGAGGAGACCGAAGTCGTGCTCGTCAACGGCGGACCAGACGCGCTTGGTGTGGTTGGGTCGGGGGTCGAACTGGTTGGGAGTCCAGAGGAGTTGTGCGGCTTCCTCGAACGCGCCGTTGGACAGCGCCCAGTGGAGGAGAATGTTGAGGAGTTCAAACGCTTTGGCCTTGGTGTCCACCGACTGCTTGGCGACCGATGGCGTCGTCTGCGCCGCCCAGGCGCGCACGAGCCGGGCCGCGTCAAAAATCTCGCCGGCATGCACCAGCTTCGCGGTCTCGCGAAGCAAACCTTTGGCCGGGTGTGAATCGGGGAGCGCCACGGGTCACCGGATTTTCTTCAGCGCGCGGGCCAGCCGAAAATAGCAGTGGCCCAGGGCGGCGAGGTATGTGTTACGCGGCCGACGCCGTAGAGCCAGCCAGACCTCGCCGATGGCGACGACGGTCGGCATCACCGTTAGGAGGAACCAGAGCTTCAGGTTGTCCAGCCCGCGCATAGAAAATGTGGGGCGCGTTGTTTAAGCCATTGACGCTGGCTGCCACGGGTGACGGGCTGCGGACGTTGCCCGCTGTCACCATTTACCCGCTGACAGGCCAGCCACTGGGCGCCCCACGCCGGAACATTTAGTTGCTCGGCCAAAACGGGCTGTCCTGTCAAATTGGTGGAGACTTTCTTTGGCTGGAATGCGGTGCCCCTGACCGCCTGCCCCGTTACCGAATCCTGGGGGCAGGACCTTCGACGACCAGCGTTAGCTGGAGGCTCGGCGAAAAAATTCATAGTGCCACCTAAGAAGTGGGCGGTTCTGGTGATTTGTCAAGCCTCATCACGGTGCTGGAGTGCCAGTAAGTCTGGCCCGACGGCGCCCGATGCCCGAGCTGGCGCAGCCGCTCCGCAATAACCTGATATGTCATCCCCCGCCGGCGCAGGTCGCGGATGACGACGAGGATGTGCCGCTCGTCCGCGTTCTCGGCCGGGTCCGGGTTGTCCCCGAACCGCCGCGGCCCGCCGCAGGGCCGGCCGGTCTTCGCCGCCGTGCGCCGCCGGCCGTCTTGCAGCTTCTTAACAATGACGGCTTTTTCCCACTGCGCCAGCGCGCCGAGCAGTTGCCGCAGTAACACGCGCGTCGGGTCGCCGTCCTTGCAGGTCAGTTCCTGGCCGGTGTCCGCAGCGAACACCTTGACGTTCTGCTCCTGGCACTTCACGAAAAAAAGTTCCTGGGCCATGAGGTCGCGCGCCACGCGGTCCGCGCGCTCGACGATGATGGCGCCCACGTCGCAGGCCACCGCGAGTTCCAGCATCTCGATGAGCATGAGCCGGTCCTCGAACGCCGCGCCGCCGGACTGCTGTTCCTCGAACGTGCGCGCGATGGTGAACCCGACGTGGTCCGCGTAGGCGCGCACCGCATCGCGCTGGCGCTCCAGCCCGTTCATGTCGAGCTGTTCCTTGGTGCTGACGCGCAGGTATGCGAAGGTCCTCATTGGATGACCACGGATTCCTTGGCATCATCAAAGAACAGCTTGCGCGCCTCGACCACCGTCACATCCTCGAATGCGATGGACCCGCAGTGGGAAACCACAACAGAATTTTTCCCGAAGCCATACGACTGGAGGTCCTCCAGCTTTTCCACAAGTTCGTCGAGGGTCACACGCACCTCCCCAGGTCGATGTTGGTCCACTCGCGCACCGTCTCGCCGGCCTCATAGATGGCGGGCACTACCACGGTCATGCGGACGTCCTCGCCGCACTCCGGGTAGCCCGGGTAGTGGTCCTCGGCGGAAAGTTCCGCGTTCCACTTCAAGAGCAGCGCCTTCAGGTCCGCCCGAAAAGCTGCTTCAACTTCAGCCATGGTCATGGTCGTCATAATTTTGCGATGTCGTCTAGCTCAATATTCCACCGCGCGAGCACCCTGTCAAGGTTGTCCGCATCGGATGCGTTCCGAAGCTGGCTACGCAGGTCCGGGAGCTGCTCCAAAATGGCTTTGGCAAAAGCCCGGTAGCGAAACTCCCGGCGGATGTGCCCCTGCATTTTGTCCGTGAACTGCTTGATGGAGTCCGACAGCTCGTGGCCGAACGTATAGGGCTCCCCGTTCCAGGGTATCTCAGTCGGGCGCGCGGGCTCGGCCTGCGGGCACGCGCAAAAACACTCGGGGTGTCCGCATCCCATGCAGCGGTCGTCAAGCATGCTCATTCGCTGTTCCCCCCGTAGGCATCCCACAGGTCCCGCGCATCCGGATACTTGCCGGTGTCATCGTGCTTGGCGAGCAGGTCGAAAAATTCCTGGACAGTGCCCTCGAAGGTTTTGAATTTTCCCGCCCCCCGCCGAGCGACTTCGCGCGACAGCACTTCCTCGACCTCCGACAACCGCGCGATGCGGCGGCGGAGCAGCGCCCGCGCGTTGAGCAGGTGGTTATCCTGCATGTCGGTGATTAGCATCACCACGCCCTCACGCGTGCGCCAGTGCGTAAGATGCGAAACCCGGAGCGGCTGTTTATCGATGCCCCAGACGACGCCGTAGCCCTTCAGCTCTTTCGCGGTCGCCGGCAGGCCGGCGGACAGCTTGCGCTTGATGCGCTTTCGCAGTTTCTTTTTGGCTTTCATTTTGGGTTTCAGATTGGCCGGCCAGTTCAGGTCGAACACCGGCCCGAAAAATTGAGCGGCCTGCATCAGGCCTTTCCCGTCCGGGTTTTCTCGGCGGCAGCGCGGGCTTCCGCGGTGGCCTTGACGGTTTTCTTGCGGGCGTTCGTCGCCTTGGCGAGCTTCCGCTGCTTGGCGGATTCGATGGCGTTGTTGATTCGTTGGATTGTGGCTAGGTCGTTCATTTGGTTTGATGGTTTCAGCCGGCGTTAAAAGAACTGAGGATAACCCCCGCCACCGAAAAAGGCGCGGCCACTCCCACGAGCCGGACGGTCACCTTGTCCCGGCTCGTCACCCAGCTCCCCCACTTCGGGGGATTGGCCCAGTCCATTTGGCCCCCGTTCGGGTGCCGGTCGCGCGCGGATTCCTCGTTCTCGGCGCAGACGACCGCCGCGTCGTATTCGTCGTAGTCGCAGGCATCGGTTCGTTCGATGATGTAGATGTTCATATTCTATCCTTACCAGTGCCATAGATTGGCGGGAAGTCAACCCCGGCGCGATAGTTTTCGATGAATTTGTTGATTTGGTCCGGGGTTCCCTCGACGAGGATTTCCGAACCGACGCGGTCGATGATGGTGAGCCCGGCGTCCGTCAACTCGGAAATGAGCGCGGTGGCCCGGGCTTCGTGGCTGGCGTAAACGTGGTAGTGGTTCATATCAGTATAAGTCACAAGGTGGTATTTCATGTCGCCCCTTACAGTGCCAGAGTTTCCGTAGAAGTCAAGAGCCATGTCAGTTTTCCCCGGACGAAAAACGCGGTGAGCGGTTCGCCCTCCTGTAACAGCTGGCCGGCGAACCAGAACGCCGGGTGCAGCGTTTGCCCCGCCACCACCGGCGGGGGCAAAAGATCCTGGTCCGGCTTGAGCAGGTCGTAGGGCGGCAGCATGGCGTGATACGCTTCCAGGTGAAGTTGCGCGATTTCTCGGTCCGAGAGCCGGTCACGGAGTTTCATATTTCGTAGTCGGGTTGGAACCACCAGCCGGTGCCGGCCGGCGGCGGGCCGGGCGCACCCTTGCGGCGGACGTGCCGCATGCGATGACAATTCGCGCAAACCACGTCGCACTTCGCGATTTCATCCAACAGCGTTTGCACCCCGAACCGGAAGCCCGTAGCCACGCCGAACAGCTTCTTGGTCCCGGGGCGGTGGTCGAAGTCCAGCACTTCTTTGTGGAAAAGGCCCCCACAGTCTGCGCACGGGCACTGCTTGGCCTGGGCCACCAGCTCCCGCTTCTTAGCCCGCTGCCGCAGGGCAGCCCGTCTGAACACCGCACGGCCCTTCTCCGACTCCCGATACTTGCGCAGGTATTCCGCGTGGTAGGTAGCGTTCTCT